ATACCTATTGCACCTGCATTTCCTGATGTGGAATTACTATCTCCTTCAAAAACTAAATTTCTTGTAGTATTCACACCCATTGATTTTAAAACAACCAATCCTTCACTGTCTATACGCATTCTTTCTGCAATAGTTCCAGAAACTCCTGTTTCAAAAGTTATAGCCATTGGAACTGTACCAACAGGAAGGTCTTGTTTTATAACTTTTATACTTGCGTTTACTCCTGTATCACCACTATCAGTAGATTTAAAGTCAAGTTTTCCTATTACTTCATTTGCTATTACTGTTGTATCAATTCTATCAAATTGTAAAGTAGTTCCTTGAGTAGAAGAAAATTTAATATCTCCAGAACTGTCTATACGCATTCTTTCTGTAGCTGCAACACTTGGGTCAGTTCCATCTGTATTATTGGTTTTAAAAACTATATCTCCTTTATACCAAGTTGTTGAATTAGTTTCAAAATCAATAGATTGCATCGCTGCACCATTATTCCCAAAACCTCGTGCTTGACCTATAATTCTTGATATAGTCAAACCTGCAACTCCATCAGCACTTGTGTTTGTTAAAACAATATCTTGCTGACCACCCTCTAAATGTAAATCTCCATAAATATCTGCACCAGTTCCGATTCCAACGTTTCCTGCACTATCTATCCTCATTCTTTCTGTTCCTCCAGTTTCCCTAAATCTCCAGTCAAGCCCACTTGTTAGATAAAGTGTATCTCCTGATGGAGACCTATAATCTCCTGATGTTACACTTCCTGCAAAAGTTGCGTTTTGAGATGTGTCTATTGTAAGGGCAGTAATTGCTGCTGTCCATATTCGTAAATCATTTCCTGTTGCTGTATAAATATCATAACCTGTTCCAGTTCCACCAGAAACTGCTCCCCTTGCACCAATAAAAAATTTTGTTACATCTGATTCTTTCATTCTTAAATAACCACCATTAGCAGCAGTTGTATTAAGTGAAAGCATTAATTCAGCAGTAGCATTTGTATTTATAGTTCCTGCAAAAGTTGCGTTATCATCAACAGTTAAAGTGTCGTGTATAGTTGTTGATTCTCTTATATCTACAGATACACTGCTAAGACCTAACACCTCAACACCTTCTATAAGTTGAAATGAAAAGGTAGAATTTGAATGAAACTCAAACGCATCTCCATCGTGGTCAACTCTTATATAATTTAAAGGAGAACTTGTGCTGTCTGCGAATGCTAAATATGCAGCTTCATCTGTTCCACTAGCTATTGTAATACCTCCTTCATCTGGAGCAGTTATTACTAATTCGTGTTTACTATAAGAACTTGGATTAGCCGTATTAATACCAACAGAATCTTCTGAAGCATCTACAAATAAAGTATCTGTGTCTACTATTAAATCTCCTTGTATTTCTGTATCTAAATAAGCAAATATACCATTATAATCAACAGAAAATCTTGTAAAGCCATCTGGTCTAAACTGAATAAAGTTTGGAGAAAATGATGCTCTTATAGTTCCTCCAACAGTTATGTTTAAACTATTTGTAACTCCATAAATACCATTATCAGTATCATTAGAGAAAGCTATTGAAGGATTAGTTGCACTTCCATAAGGTATAAATATTTGGTCTGATGTGCTTACTACAATATCAGTTCCTCCTGTAGTGTTTCCGTTTGCTAATACCTCACTAAGCGTGTCATATAATCCTACTTGATTATCTACATAAGCAGTAGTTGCTACCTTAGTTGAATTATCTCCTGCACTTTGAGTAGTTGCTACAACATTACTTAATAATGTTCCTGAAAAAGTACCTCCTGTTACACTACCTATTAAATTACCTGTTACATTACCTGTTACGTTTCCTTCTAAAGCAGCAATTAAAGTAGCTTGAGCATATCCTGTTCCGCTTGTATTTACTGTTGTAGTAGGTTCTTCTTGTAAGTCTTTAAATAATCTGTATTTGCCTGTTAGAGCTTCTCTAAACAGTCCTGAGTATAGTGTAGTACCTGAAGGAGTATATTTGCCATAAAATCCTATATCAACTGCATCTGTAGAAGTATTATTGTTTGCCAGTACAATTAAAGGGTCTTTGACCGTTAATGTATCTGTTCCTACTGTTGTAGTGCTTCCTTCAACCACTAAGTTTCCGATGATTGTTAGATTGCTACCTATTTTAGCATCTCCATAAACGTGAAGATTTAATCCCGATTCAGGTGTTACTCCTATTCCTACTTGTGTTGTTGATATATATAATGGAGTAAGGTTTCCAAGTCCGTCTGTGATCTGTTTTGCTGTTGTTCCTATTGCATCATTGTCTATTGACTTTAATAACGCATCATAAGTATTTTTTATTTTCGTGCTTGTTAATGTAGCCATTATTGCTTTTTAAATAAGTTAATAATTTTTTTACGTTCCCCTCTTTAGGTTTGTAAATCTTCTTTATAATACCCATCCGTTAAATGTTGCATCTTTATCAGGATTTATATCCTCATTTGTATTACTTGTGTATTCAGGAAATAAGTTTTGATTGTTAGCCATATAATCTATAAATCTTCTTGTATAGTATTCTGCAAACTCTCTTTCTTTATTTACTAAATAATCTACTTCATTCTTAGATACTGTCTCACTATTTTCAGATGAGTGTTTAAATACTCCTCCATTCTTAACCTGGTAAGCTGCAAATGGTAAATAATCTACCATAGCAAAATGAATAAGCATAGGTTGGATATAAGTATTTACTAAACTTAGATAGTCACCTGTCAAAGTATCTGCTATAATATCACTACTGATCTTATTATATAAATCACTTCCAAGATAATTTCTAACGTGAATCTGTTGAGCTATTTTAATAAACTGAATAAATTTATCTACATCGACATTACCATCTATTATGGTATTTCTTTTTATGTCTATCGGTTTTATGAATAATGCTGTTGCCATATTTAATATTTTTATCTTGGATTTTTATAACCTCTATTATCCATATCAAAAGGTCTAGTGGCTACCTCTTTTGGATTTTGATATTTTTTAGGAGCAGATGGACCTTCAAATCTTGCTTCTTTTCTATCATCTAATGGTAGGCTTGATATTATCTTTCTTGCTTTACCCACAGATATTTTTTTGTTACCTTTCTTTAAATAAACTCTTCTAAGCCAAACGTGCTTACAATTTGGACCTCCTTTATAAAGCCAAATATTCATTTTTTCTCTACCTCCTACACCAAATCCAGGATTATTATCTTTTTGTCCTTGTAAATCTTCCCATCTATAAACCTTACCTGATTTACTTGCATTTACCATTTTTCTACAGAATTCTCTAGTATTAGATTCTATGTCTCCTGCGTATGCATATCTTATCCTAAATAAACTTGAATCTTGTTTACTCTTTTTTCTTGCATCTCCTGTTACAACTGTAGCAAATTCAAAGTAGTTTTTAATCTCATCTTCATTATCTCCTGCTATACTTTCATCAATTAATATCCAATTATCACTCATTTCATCACTAACAGAAATTAATTCATCTGCTATTTCAGAATGTTCTTTATCAGATAAGTCTTGACTTAACTTGACACCAGTTTCTTCTTCTCTAGTTTCTTCATCTACTACATTCTTAATTTCTGTAAATTCTAAAGGTTGTAGAGTTTTAAAATATAAATGAAGAGAGATACCATTAAAAGCTAAGATTTTATCAAAAGCATCTATTAAAAGATGTTGAAAAGGTCTGATAACAGTATTGTCCATAAGCGTAGAAGCTGTTTTAAGCTCATCTGCATTGTTTCCTAACCCTGAGTTATCTTTTATACCTAAAAGCATCGGAGAAACGACCCTATGAGCTACCATTATCTTTTTAGTAGACTCCTCAGACAAGAATTGATACTGATTATGTGCATCACTAAGTTGAACAGGTTCTATACTTGCAGCACTCTCTGCATTATCATTAAAAGCTAATATGAACTTACCTGCATTACTTGACCCACTAAATTTGTTGTATATTCTTTGTTCTATAAGTCTTCTTTCCTCTGCATTAGGAGTGCCATTGTTAAAGTTAATTAACATTGACGGACTCATTCCATTTAAAATGTTATTTAAGTGAAAGTTAGATACTTCTTCTTCAAGCTCTGCATATTGTAAACCTCCTTGGTAATCTACAGGACTATAATAGTAATATCCTGAACGATATGGCTTTACATAAAGTATTTCTATAGCTTCATTACTTGTACCAAAAGCTGGTATTCTTAAAGGCTTGTCAGAAGGTTTAATCTTTTCCCAATCTTTCCAATAGTAATATCCTTCTATATCTCCTTTTTCATTACACTTCTCTGCTCTAAGTGTTTCTACAGGCATATGCTCTATCTGAGCTATCTTCTTTCTATCTTTAGAGTAAATTACTTGTATTGCACATTGTCCCATTAATTTTAGGTCATATGCTAATCTTCTTACACTATCATTATCAAATAATGAAATCATTTGTGCATATTCATTTGGTTTTCTATTGGAATCAGTAGCATCTAATCCTTTACCAAATATCATTGAAGATACTGCATTAATTATGGCGTTGTTAGTTGGACTTCCATTATATCTGTCTATAAGATATTGAAAGTAGTTATTGTCCTCTCCATAAGAAATCCAATCTCTATTACTAACTTCTTTTATTTTAGGACTCGTGTAAGTGCTTAAATTTACTATTCTTAAATCGTTCATATTATTATGTAATCGTTATCGTGAGAACCAGAAGTTTCGTCAAAAGTATACTCATTATTATTTATTGAATAATAGTTATTAC